CCAGACCAAGTCCCCGCCAGGATGATGGTGAACACCCGGGACGAGTCCACACCCGTGATGCGTATCGCGTTGGTTGCGGCCCCCGGCATCACGGCCGACAGGTTGCTCGTCACCGTCTGTCCGTCAGACGTGAGGCTGAAGAGCGCGCCCACGTGCTCTTCTCGGAACACGTTCGCGTTCGCGGTCAGCGTGATCGAACCCGTGATCGCACTCGGGGTCAGGGTCTTGGTCGTCGTGTTCTCCGTGCGGAACGGCCCGTCCTCGGGCTCGTACTTCACGATGCTCCACGAGTGGATGTCCCACCGCTGGATCATGCGAGGCTGCTTGTCCTCGCACGCGACGAAGATGTAGTCGCCCGACTGGTCCCAGCGCAGCAAGTCCTGGTCGCCCGGCACCCAGGGCGCATCGAGCGTGAACACGCCGCCCGACTCGACATTGACCGAGTCGACCAGCACCGGCCGAGACAGCCGGGAGAAGAAGCGGATGTAGAAATTGCCCGTGGGCGTGAAGGTAAGCGAATGGATGCCCGTACCCAGGGAAAGCTCACGGATGTACTGCTCGCCGCCGGCCACCGTGCCGACCTGGATCGATACCGGCCCGCGGGCGATCGAGATGCGCAGGGCGTGCTCGACGTTCGCATCACCCCCAGAGACGGTCACTTGCTGGTCGACGATGGCCGCGTTGGTGCCGTCCCCGAGAAGCTGCAGGTAGCCCGAGCTATTCCAGGTCGATGCCGCGCCCGCCTCGTCGTTATCTGTCCAGCCCGTGATGTTGGACGTGAAGTCGCCATTGGTCACGCCCGTGCCGACCGTCTCGCGCGTGAGCAACTCGTCCGAGATCCAGACGCGCATGGTGACGTTGGTGAATTCGAGGATGGCCGTATCGTCGACTGCGAACACGAACGGGATGAGCTTGGCTGCCAGGTTCGATCGCATCGCGCCCAGATACTTCCAGCCGGGTCGGATCGACATCGAGCCGAGCACGCGAGGGATGAAGTTCCACATCTCCTCGGCGCTCATGGCAAGGCGCTTCACGTCCACGCGAGCGAGCCCCAGCCGGGACACGATGCCCCGGTTGAAGGCGAGCAGATGCGAGGACAGTTCGCCCATCAGTACAGATCCCCGGAGCGGGTGCCGAGATCAGTTCGGCCCGAGTTGCTGATGCGCGCCCGCGACCACTGCCCCGGGGGCAGGATCTTGGATGGGTCGGCCATGGCATCCTTGTTGAGCGCGAGCTTCTTCAACCGCTCAAGCCGCTTGTCGGCCTTGGTCATCTCCGCGTCCGACGTGGACATCTTGAAGATGATGCGCTGGGAGAAGAACGCAGCCACGAAGTCCTCGAAGCTCCCCGGCCACTTGTTCATGTCCATGCCGTACTGGTCGTCGTCCGAGACGTAGCGCACGTAGATCGTGTCCAGTTCGGCGTACCAGTAGCCCGCCTCGTCCACGTAGTGCAGAAGCGGTTCGCGGAAGTAGGGGTCCGAACAGACCGAGGACGTGACCACCCAGTCTGTCGGCTTGTTGAACGCCCGGGCGTAGCCGAAGGTCGGCGTGAGGTCCGGGTCGTAGTCGAGCATGACCGTGCGCATGGCGAACTTCCACTGCCCCTGCTCCAGGCACTTGCGCACACCACCCGTATCCCACACCTGATCGAGCAGGCGGCGCGGCTCCCGGGCTTCTGTCAGGGACGCCAGGGCGCGCTCGCCGGACATCAGGAGCGCGTTGTTGTAGAGGGTCAGTCGGCTGATCGTCATGCTGCTACCCCGTAAAGAGTTCCTACTGCGGCGCCCGTGCCCGACAGGCCCACGGAGGCGCGCATAGCGCCTATCATCGTGCCGGTGGCGGCGCCAGTAGCCGACAGGTCAGTCGGCGCCTTGGGCGGCGTCTGGAGCGTCACGGCGGCCGCTCCTGCGGCGGACAGCGCGGCGGCCGCCCGGGCGGCCCCCTGGAAGGTGCCGACGGCTGCCCCGTTAGACTTCATGTAGGGTCCGACGACCGCGTTCAGATTGCCTGACATCGCCCCGGTGGCGGACAGTGCCGCCGGCACCGCGGCGGACGCGATCGCCCGGTCCGAGATTCGGCGCCAGTTGACCCCGTCCGAGAAGCACGTGATCGCCCCGCCCGTCTCGTCCGAGACGTGAACCTGAGCTCCGGTCCACAGGGACGCGGGCGGCAGGGCTGCGACGGTGAAGCGATCAAGGGCGAAAGGCGCGGCCTGCCGGGTCAGTACAGCCCGGCGCAGGACACCTCGCCTATCCGCCCGAGTCGTCATCCAGGCACGCCGATCATGCGCTCGTGCTCGCGCAGCCAGGCAGCCGCTTCTTCCTTGGTGGCGAAGCCCTTGCGGATGCGCTCCGAGTCGTTCAGCCGGATCACGGTGAACTTGTCCTGCGGGCCCTTCCACTCGATTTTGTGCTGCACAGCTTGCGTCTCCGCGACCTCGGCCGTCGTGAGCTTCACGACACGGTCGATCGCCACGCGTGCCCAGGTGCGCTCGCATCCGGTCACGACCAGGTGAGCGATCCAGGTGCCGTCGTCGGAGCGTGCTTCGATCTCGTCGTAGGGGCGCAGTTGCGCGGCCATGTGAGCCCAGAATCCCGGGACCATGATGTCTTCGACGGTCGTACCGAATTCGATGTTCGCCACCCACACTTGACGCTCGTACTCCGCGAGACGCATCCGCGTCGAGTCGATCATCGGGGCGCGCTTCTTTTCCTCGGCCATTCGTATCTCCAGTTGTTGAAAACCCCGCCCCCGAAGGGGCGGGTGAAGCCCGTTACGTCGAGCAGGTGATGAGCGACCCGGTGCTCAGGATCGCCGCGCCGCCCGTGGTGACGTATCCGACCACTGCGAATCGCAGGTAGAAGGACGACATCACGGTCGAGCCATGCTGCACGATTGCCACCACGTCGCCGGGGCGCATACCCAAGGCACCGCCGTCCGTGAAATAAGTGCCATCCCACGGTGCAGAGGTCATGTCGGTGGTGTTGTACATCCAGAAGCTCTGGCCCGAGCCCAGACCGGATCGAACCGTGGCAGTCGAGGACTGCTGGTAGTTGTTTCCGGTGTAGAGCAGGGTGGAACCGCTGGCGATCCGCACATCGGGGCCGGCGCCGACGGCACCGAACATCTGGATGGGCGGGTTTGCGATGCTGCTGAGTTGCGTAGATCCGAGGTAAGCCATTGTCATGTCTCCTTATGGCTGGGTTAGGCGTAAGCCGAACCGTCGTGGGTGATCACCACAACCCCGGCGTTCTGGAGCAGCTTGGCCGCCATGAAGCAGCTTGCACGTGCCCACGAGTAGTCCTGCTCCTCGTCGTAGCCCACGGGAGACTGCATCCCGCCGGTATCCGCCGCGTGACCGATGGCCGTCTCGTGGTACATGAACGACTGCTCGGACGTGGTGCCCTTGCCCGGAAGGCTCGGGTGCTCGATGATGAGACAGTTGCGCCACCGATAGGCCATCGGCTTATCCTGCCAGCTTGCCGTGTTGCCGGCGTACGGGCGGATGTCGACGTACTGGGCGTTCGCGAACTCGGGTGCCTGCTCCAGATAAGCGATGAAGCTCGGCTGGCACAGCAGTGTGACATTGCTGTCCCACGGCACACTCGCGTTGCTCAGTTTCACTCGGCCGTTCTGGAACAGCGACACCGAGGGGACCGTGCTGGACGACCCGATGGTGACCGTGCCCGTGGCGAGTTCGGTGATGATGAGCGAGTCGATCTTGCGGTTGAGGACGGCCATGGTCGTCATCTGCATGATGGCGCGCTGGTTGCCCTGGCTGGCGAAGATGTTGAAGCTCGTCTTGCGGACCAGATCGTGCCATTCCTGCAGCGTGGCAGTGGTCTGGGTGAGGTCGTCGCCGCGGGCCTGGATTCGACCGTTGACGCCGCGCGTGGTGGCGGCCGCGCCGCCTGAGCCGGCGATGAGGAACACCGCTTGTTGGCCCTTGATCACCGCTTCCGTGGTGACCGTCTCGCGCAGCAAGGACTGGTGCTGCTCGAAGGCCTGAACGAATTCCTGCCGGTACTGGATTTGAAACGCAGTGTCTGCCATTTCGGTTTCTCCAAATCAAATGTTGAACTGCGACATTCGCTCGGGGATGCCTAACGGCAGACGGTGAGGTAGCCCTTGCGGGGGTCACCGTCGGCAGTACAGGGGCCAGCTACGTGTCTACGGGTGCTACTCCATTCAATGCCCGGGCTCTTGCGAGGGTGTCGGGCTATGCTGCTTGCCTACCTTGCGCTATACGCCATTCGAGTAGCTGACGATAGCGCGCCTGCATCTTGTCGTCGCGATTGTACGCCGCTCGATCGTCACGCATAGCTTTTTCAATTTTCTGAATTTCATCACTGACCGATTGGGCTGTCGCGATGCCGCTTGGGACCACGACGCCGGCCGGGTTTCGCTCGCGGGCCACGCCCACGAGGAACTTCAACGCTTCCACGCTGGAGCCGATCGGTGTGCCGTCCGCGAGACGTCCGCGTAACAGTTTGTCACGCAGACCTTCGGGCGCGGTGTCGAGCAGGTTGGTCACCAGGTTGATGTTGACCCGGTAGTCGTTGCCCCACTCGGCGCGCAGCGCATCCTCGGCCGTGTTCTTGATCTCATTGTCCTGGGCCAGGCGCTCGTTGCGCGCGACCTCGGAGATTTCGGTGTACGCGGAGAGGGACGCCTTCACCTGTTCCGGCGTCATGTTCACCTTGTGCGCGGACTCAAGGAACTTGGTGACCATGGGCTTCTCGCCATCGGGCACGGTCAGGTCACCCAGGTCGTACTTGTCCGGCGCCTCGGGTATGCCGTGCGCCTCGCGGAAGGCGGCGACTTCCTCGGGCTTGGCGTCCTTGCCCAGCACGGGCTTGACCTCGCCCGTGCGGATCTTGTTCTGAGCGGCGATGAGCGCATCGGCCAGGGCCTGGGGCGAGGCGTAGCGCGCGAGTCGCGCGGCCTTGGCTGCGTCCCCTCCAGCGGCCTTATCTCGCCAGTCCGCCGGCCAGTCGGGCGTGACCGGCGCCTTGGTAGCGGTCTTGGTAGGCGGTACTTCTGGTTCCAGATCGGTCACGAGTCCGGTGTCGGTCGCGGAGTCATCCACGGTTGCCGCAGGCGTCACGACCTTGGTGTCGACCAATTCATCGACGATATTCTCATCAGCCATCTTGTTTCCTCAGTTGTGATGTATTCAGCCGAAGCAGCTTGATCACTTGCTGCCCCACGAACGCGCGCCCAAGCGCGAACGAGGTATCCCGATCGGTCGGGTAGTAGTTGAATTCGTACGTGCCAGCCGCCTGCTCGATGAGCCACTTCAATGCGCGCTGCTGCTGGTACGGCTCGGCCTCTCCACGCTCCAGCGCCTGGAATGCGGTCGCGTCCCCAAGCTCGTAGGGCGGAGGGATGAACGGGCCGATCGCGCGCGTCGGCGGCTTCTTGGGCGGGGGCGTGTTCATGCGGCGGCCATCATGTCAGCCGGGGTCTGGGGAGCCGCCTGCGGCGGCGCGCCCTGGGGCGCACCTTGCGCCTGAGCAGCTGCCAGGTTCTGGTTGATCTTGCTCGCCTGCTCCATGGAACCGAGCATCTGCTGCGCGGCCGCTGCCTGCTCCTGGGCTGCCATGAGCTTCTTGACCTCGTCCTCGGATCTGATCCACGTGGCCGGGATCTGGATGCCTTCCATCGCTTCGCGCAGCGCCACCTTGAAGTCGATGAGGGAGATGGCCTCGGGCGCGATCGCGGCTGCGTCGGCCAGCATGGCCTTCACCTCCATGAGCTTGTGACCCTTCTGCTCTTCGATGGCGTCATGCAGTGGGCTCTCGAACCGAAACTCGATCTCAGCCCCGAGTAGCTCCTTCGGCCAGTTGCGCGGATCGCCGAATGCGCCATTGCGCCACAGCAACTCAAACGCGTTCTCGCACAGTGCCGCGTTGTACTCGGCCTCCATTGGCTCGAAGATGGGCATCGCATTGCGGATGTACTCCTGCACGCGTTGGCCTACCTCGTAGGCGGTCATCTCAGGCCCGCGCTGGGGCATGGCAAGCTTGTTCAGGTAGAACGCTTCGCGGATCATGGCTCGCACATCCGAGTTCATCTGGGGTCCGTACTGCAGCCCCCGGTAGTCCTGCGTGATGGGTCGAAGCGCATCGCCCAGGCGCTCGTCGTACTCGGAGTCGATCCAGGTCACGCCGCCTGCGTACAAGGCAAGGTCTGATCGAACCGCGTCCTGCGTGGCGATCATGGGTGGGCGCGTAGCCTTCTCGCTCGCTTCCAACAATGCAAACGTCATGGCTTGGATCAAGCGT